ATGGCCAACACAGGAACCTGCAAATACCACCTCGGAATCGTCATACTAGCGGAAGCCGTCTACCTCCTCCGCGCCTGCGATAACCACGCAGCAAAACGCCCCAAAGGTGAAACACAACGAGAAGCTATCACATGGGCGGAACGCTACGCCCGTGGCCTCGCACTCCGTGAAGCACTCAACGTCGAAAGCAAAGCACGCCACAGCTACATCCCCACAGTCCTAGGCAACGAAGGTTTCAAAAAATTCGGACACGACTTCTTTAGCCAGGATGTCGCAGTGTGGACAGTCGCGGAAATGCTCAGACTCACCGACGACCCTATGAGCGACACCGACAAGAAAACCATCACCGAATACATTCTCGCCCACTACGGCTACAAAATCTAGGAGCACATTATGTCAAACGCAGCAGTTATCACCGCCACCATCACCGACCGTACCAACGCCCCGGTCATCCGTAAGCACCTCAAAGACGCTCTCCTCACATGGCACCAATCAACACGGCAGTGGGTGCATGTATCCCCACTGGGGGCGATGGAAACCCGTACGATCCTTGAGGATGTGAAAAAGATCAAGGGTATCGAATACCAGATTTTTTCCTCCGAGCAATGGCAAGAAACTTTGAAGAATTCCTAAGCTCCCCACTTGACACATAGGGCTGGCTACTTGCATTATCCAGCCCTATGAGCCTCCACAAAACCATCATCACCATTAAAACTGATCACTTCGCATGGTCGGGCACCCGCGAAGAACTACGCCAGCAGTTCATTGAGCTTATCCCCCAGTGTCCAGATGACGACAAGCTTTTAGAACTTGCCGCCGTAGCACTCGACTGTCAGACGCTCGACCTCATCATGGAAACACCATCATGAAAATAAAAGACCTCCCCTCCCTACGTGGCAAAATATCCAGCCAATACAATATCTATGACCCCGCATTAGCGGCCCAGATTGATGAGATGGCCCTGTGGTGGATCACAAATGACATGTGCACCCTAGCCTCAGGCGCTGCCGAATCCCTGCCGGAATGGTCGCCCACACAGGCTATGCCCACCCCCAGCGGTTTTATGTGGATTGATGGGGAAAGCCCCGCTGTGAAATCGATCATCACAAGCGAGGTTGCTCCGATCCGGGCAATCGGGTGGACGTACAATCGCGACAAAGATTCCATCACCGCTATCACATGGTACGGGGAAGGCAGCGAGTTTACCGAGGGGCTGATGTTCGTATTCCAAGCCTCTCAGATCATGACAAAGCGATCAAAATTCGAGAAAATGACACCCATCCCCACACGCGACGGCGACGAATTTGCTGCGGTGCAATTCCTCGGATCAATCTGGCTACTCTCCCAGCAGCCAGGAGTAGCCGAGGAAAAGACGGTCAATAAATCCTCCCGCCGCAACCGCGGCAGTGGTACTAAAACACAATCCCCTAGCGCCGTGCGGGTGATCAACGTCCGCGGCGGCGGTCACACAGGCGGGCATACTAGCGACAGCAGCGGCAGCGGTGGGGAGCGTCATCTATCGGTGCGGTTTATGGTGCGCGGACACTGGCGACAGCAAGCATGCGGCCCGAAACATGGGCAGCGTAAGCCGCTTTTTATCCAGCCTTTTATGAAAGGCCCCGATGACGCCCCAGTACGTCCCACGGTGCGGAAGCTGTAAAACACAAAAAGTGCCCCCTACCAGCTTTTATACCGGTAGGGGGCTAATTTTAGAAGTCTTGTTCGAGTTCGTCAGGGACGGGGTGCATTGTACGAGAATCAGGAAAACTCAAATGCAAGGTGCGGATGTAGTGAATCGCCACATAATAGCGGCTTTTCCACACCTCCAATTTCTCACGCAGCTCCCCCAACTCCACCTCAAGTTTCGAGATCAAAACATCCCGTTCTTTCAGCTGAGCATTCGTCCAATCTTTCATCTCCTGCACATATGCCTGCCACTCAGGGCCCTTAGCCTCCACCTCAGCGGATTCCTTTTGGGCGCGGGCGGTGACACGGGCCGTGAAATAGCCGATGATCGCGACCAGACCACCACCGAGCAGAAAATTCAGGATCGGGTTAGTCAACTCCTCCACGGGGATCCTCCCTCCGATCACCCAGATCAATCCTCACCGTGGGGTAGGCGCGAGAAAACGCCCACAGCACCAGCAGCGAGGTAGACCCATAGCTAATGGCAGTCACCCACGCCCTAGGAGACTCCCCAATCAGCGTCTGCCAGGTAAAAGACAAGCACCACGCTGCATGCATAGACACGACCAAGCCGACAGCTATGGGGATGAGCCTGTGGCAAAAAATAGCCACACCCAGCATAAAAGCAATAACAGCCCACACCCCACCCCATACCATCGGGGTGGTCAATGACTCTAGCCAGTGCACCGGATTCCGCTGCTGATCCACCTGCCACGGGGCGTACGACCACGCCCGCAGCATCGCAGAGGTCGCCAAAATCAGCAGACCAGCACGCGTAGACCGCACCGCCCTACCAAGAAACTGCATACCACTCACCCCTGTGGGTAGATAGATCCGAACGGCGCGCCGGGTGTTTCTGGCTTCGGCTCGTCGCCCCGTCCGGCGTTGTTGACAACGTTTTGTACAGCCTCGGATAGACGGTCAATCTTCTTGAGCGCCGCGTCTAGATCACCTTTTGTGGTCTTGTCATCAGACCCTTCGTGGGTTTTCGCAGACGCAAGCGCCAAAGACAATGACGCGAGCACACCGATAATCGAATCGAGGTTAGCGGTCACCCCGTCTGCCTGCTCTTGGGTGATGATCCCGAAAGCGACGGCCACGCCGAGCGCGACGGCTAGCGCACCGTAGATGAGCTTACGCTGAACCCACGCGGACTTGACATTAAACTTTTTCACAGTTATTTTCCTTCCAATTGTGCGTTGATACGCTTAATGGCCTCGCTTTGCTCAAGCTGGGCGAAAAAGACCATGACCAGCATTTCCACAAGTGTCAGCGAGCCCTTTTCAGCGAGCTTTTTCTCAGCAATGCCCTTGAGGCTTTCCATGTCCCAGCCGTTGAAAGTGGGATTGCCTTTGTTGTCGCGGCCCGCGCCTGCGAGCTGCTCAAAAGTGAGTTTCTGAAGATCAATATCCATATGTTTTTCCTGCTTGATTCGGATTTTTGTCTTTGAATAGGCGTACCCCTTGGGGACTATCAGCGTGCAGAATTGATCAAAGCCGATCCAGTATCCGTAGGGGTAGAAGCCCGAGTCTGCGATCCAGAGTCTGCGGCCGCCCGCGTCGGAGTAGCCCATCACCGCGATGTAGTGGTAGACGGTTCCGCCGGCGTAGGTGGGGCTGATCGTGGACGGGGGAACCGCCTTGGGATAGTTTGATGGTGGGGCCACGATGTTTGCGATGACACCGCGACCGGCGTTAATTGAGTTGGTGATCTCACCCCAGATGACGTTCTTCGCCTCCTCATTGGGGTATGCACCTACGTCACGGTGCGTGTATTCCCCACCCTCGACAAGCGCGTTGAGCACTGCTGGGAATTGTCCAATGTAGTCGGTACCGTTGATTGTGGTGCCGAGTTTCCCAGCCAGCTCAGATTCGGGAATCATCTTCCCCGTGGCCGCAGCAACAACCGTCTGAGTGGACGCAGGACCACAGAAATAGCCGGTGTCTTGTGTGATTTGTGAGCGTGGGTAGTCGAGGACTTTCTCCACGACCGACTCCTTTCTACTATCGAAAAGTGCTTGTAGGCGGGTGACATCTCCACGAAACGCGTTAGCATCCACGCCACGCACCCAGCTGGATACCAGAGCAGAAGACGCGTACTGCCACAGCTCAACGCGCCGCCCACCCATGGACTTATCCCACTGGGGGTGCCGGTCGCCGCCATACAATTCGGTGTGCGGAAGCGTGCTGGTGCGCGGATATGCGGCACCCCACAGGTGTGTAAATTCGGTGGTGTCGCCCCCGTGCTGCTGCCACCACGGCCAATAGGAATAAACCCCCAGCACCGTGATCCCAGCAGCCTCAAAGAGGCGCTTCACCTCACGGATATGCCCCATGGTCAGCCCCGCGTTTGTCTCGCAGTCCAGCCATATCGGTAGCCGCCAGCGATCCCCCATCACCGATAAAGCCGTATCCACCTGTGCTTTCAGCGCGGAACCCTCACTGGGGTTACGCAGGTAGGTGTAGGCGGCGAGAGCTGCGGTACTCCTGCGTGCATCATCCACATGCGAGCGATAGCAGCGATCCCTATAATCGCCGTCATTTGTCCGCATGATCACGAAAGACAAATCGGATTCGCGCACCGCACGCAGCAGGTTCATCCCCGACTGGTGTTCGGAGACGTCTATGCCAAATAGCGTCAATTTTTATGCTCCTTGGGCATACAGAAAGCCCCCACCTCGATTGGTGAGGGCATAAAAAATGCACCCTATGCGGGTGCCTTTTCCTTAATTTAACTCTTGCGGAAGCGTATCCACGCTAGACCGTCTGCGCCGCGCTGAACATCATCCAATCTTCTGCCAGAACCTATAATTTTCGGGGGTGTATTCTACACCTGATTTATGTATCTGAGTACATCGGTAAACCCCACCTTCATACTCGACTACATCACCGGGATTGTAGTATTTTCCACCCTCCCATGCTGGGATCTCGGGCCAGACCTTCGTAGCACCGTAAAACACCTGCTTCACGGGTGTGCGACCGTAAAAAATCTTGCGGGGGGCCTTACCTCCGACTCTTAGGTTACCCATCACCAATCACCGAACCAGGTAAATAGTTTGGCTATCTGGGTGTGTCGGCATCTGCGAAACCACCTTTATCTTCGGGGCAGCGTTCACCGTGGCCTGCAACTGCTGCACATCGGACTTCCTGGCCATGTCGGTGATCTCATTTCTATTGACTTTATCGGAGAGGGCTTGCTGTACCTCTTCAAGCGATCGTGACGTGGAAGAAGTAGTACTCTGCATACTCGATAGCGAGCTTTCCGCCGTTGAGACGCGACTCTCCACACTAGTGACCTTGCTCTGCATCGTGCTGAAAGCGGCATCTTGGCTAAGTCTCGTGGGGAAATCGGACGTATCGAGTTTTTGCCTCAGCCCACTGTCAAAAGCGGATAGTTTTTCTTCAAGCCCTGAAATATCTCTTTGAGAATGCCCGTGCTGGCGAGGGGCTTTCCCCTCCAAATCACCTTTAAGCCCAGCAAGCTCTGTATCAAGACCGGTAACATCCGTGGTGCCATGCTTATGACGCGCCGCCGCCTTATCCGCAAGAGCTGCAGAAAGACCCTGCACACCCGCGATCGTAAGCCCATCCAAGCGGGCGACAAGCTTTTTTACGGTTTCTAAATCCGCCATTTTAGACATTTTCTGGATGATTTCCGTTTCCAGTGTGCCGCCGGTTTTCACCCGCTCTGCAAGCTCCTCCAGCGTGTCCAGCATGGCAGGGGCGTTACCCTTGAGCTTCACAATCGCAGCATCCACAACGCGGGTGGATGTGCTTTCCGCTTCCTTTGCCGCTGCTTGTGCCTTAAGCGAGTGCTGCCCGGCTGTGGCTTGCGCCGTTTTAGCCTGCTCCACTAGGCCCGCGAGTTCCCCACGCACACCAGCGGCCGCGTCTTGCATCAGCTCCGCGATTTTCGCGAACCCGCTCGCGGCGTTCTCTTTCAGCCATAGATATTGCGGCTTCCACTTCTCCAGCTGCTCAGCCTGCGGTTTCCACGCTTCAAGCTTCGCCTGCAAACCCTCCAGCGCCGCCTGAGCTTTCCCCTCAGACGTTGCAGCATTAGACGCGGACACAACAGCCTGCTCTTTCGAACCCTCCGCCCCCACAGCAGCCTTCGCCGCATTGTCCTCAGATTGCTTTGCGGCTTTCTGGAATTCCTGAATATGGGAAAGAACCTCAGCAGCACCGGTCTTGATACCTTCGGTTGATTCCTTCACGGTCTTTTTAACCGAGGACTCAAGCGCTTGTGCAGCTTCGCGCATTTTCTGGGCTGCGGAATCCGTATCAGCCCGCAAACTACGTGCAGCCTCCAAATTCTCCGCTGTCTCATTCGCCAGCTCAGCCAGCCTATCATGCACATCAGGGGTGAAATCCTTAGCTTCTTCTACCGCCTGTCGAAGGGTCTTAGTACCCTCACGCACCAGCAGCGGGATCGCCTCACGAGTCATGCCCGCAGGCCCAATAAGCAGCAGAACACCCGCGCCCGGCGCGATATCCGCCGTGAATTCGCCGGACTCATCGACGATGACGCGCACCGGCTCGTCCACGATAAGACCCGTGGCGCCAGGGCGTGTCGAGGGTGGGCGTAGCCAGACTTCCCGCACCGCAGAAGGGGTGCGGGTTATCGTCTCTAATTTTCCTGTGATTTTAGGCATTACTGTAGCCCTCGCTTTCTGCGTTCTTCGGACAAAATTGCTGCGAAATTCACGATCGGGTGCACCGTGACTGATACCTGGTTAAACGCTTCGAAGCCGCCGACCTGCGGCGTGTATGTCTGGCCAGCGGTCATATCTGCAGTGAAGGAAAAAGAGTATCCTCTGAGTGCATTGACGCGGGCGATACCCAGTATTGACGCCCCGATTACATAAGCCGATTCCTTGAGATACAGCTGTATATGATTGTTGGACGGGTAGCTGACGTGCACAGGGCCGGCCCATACGGGGTCCCATGTCGATACTGTGACGGAGGACGGTCTCGATAGGTCAATGTAGCGTTTCATGGACTCTTGCTGAGCGGCTAGTTCGTTCAAGCCGCGATCTTGAAGTTTGTTCCATTCAGCGTTTTTTGAGATCAATTCTCTGTTGGTGGCCGCCGCTTGTTCATTAGCGCGGCTAGCTTTCTGCAGCGCCTCAATGGAGGTCTGCTGGGCTTCGTTCGCCGTGGTATTCGCCGCGATAGCCTGTTGCTTGCCCTCTTCGGATTTCAGGTCAGCTTGCTTCGCCGTTTGGATCGCCGAGCGTGCCGCTTGATTCGCTACCTCCGAATCATGCACCGCACCCTGTGCGGTGGACAGTGCTTTCCCAGCAGTTTTCGCGGCACCATCCGCTGTTTTTACCGCGGACGCGGCCTGCCGAGACACTACGCCAAGCTTTGATGCAGCCTCCCTGCGCTCTGCCGCGATCTGTGCGAAAATTTTCTCCCGCGACGACCTCAATGCCGCCGCGTCCGCGATCGGCTGACCACCCACATGTACACGCCATCTTTCCGCCGATCCCCGCTCCGCCGCAATATCAATCGCTGTCACAGGCAGATCAGGAAGCCTTTTACCCCACAACATCACATCCACGAGATCATCCTCGTGAAAATCCACACCTGGCTCATAGATTCCTAGACCATCGGTGGTAATGTCCTTTTCGAAAAAGAGGTTGCCCTCGATACGTTTTTCTGCGGCGTCAAGCACCTGCTCTGTATCCGAAGTTGACAGGGAATAATCGATCTCGCCGGATTTCTTTGCGACCATCGTCTGTGACGAATCGGCGCGCACACCGCGTAGGTCAAAACGCCCTTTCGGCAGGTCCTCCGGCTTGTAGAGGAAGCCCTCTGCCATGCGGGTATCTGGCTGGTCTTTCAGTGAGACATCGCTCGGTAATGTCACGTCCCAGCGTCCCCACACGAAGGAGCCGATCTGGCGGCCCACAGTGATTTCGCCACCATCGGCACGTAAAATAACATCACTCACTGCTGTAGCACCTCCACGACGACAGTCGGCCTAGATAATTGCAGCCCCTCAGGCTGTGGGTCCTCAGGAAGCCACATAAAACACCGGATCACACAGCCAGCCATTGCAGCGGGGGCAGAAATCTCCTCCCAGATACTGCGATCCTCCGGCCTGATAATTAGCTCCGGCGACGGCTTCCCCGTACTAGTGTCAGCGACCTGAATCGGATGATCCGACACCTCAAAGGCCTTATATGTCGCTTGCAAAGACTCCTTGATTAGTCTCCGAATCGTCACATCCGCAGGGCCTTGCACACTGAACCCGTCAGCAACTGCAGCCATCTTTAGCCTCGCTAAATACCGAGGCTTCGAAAACTGGGATCCGAAATCGCCCACAGCGCGAGTAAAAGACCCCCCAACTTGACCGGGGATAGACCAGCACGGCATAAACCCAAGCTCGGTCAGCATGTCCGTCCCATGCACCTGTAGAACACGCGGCGCAATAGGATCACTAGACGACGCGACAACAAACATCACGCGAAAAACTTTCCGTAGCCCATGCCGTTCCACAGCGATAAACCGTGTCGACGAATTTGCAGGCACAAGACGCCCCTCAGCATCCACCTTTCCAAGACCGTCAGCTACAAGCTCATCCACGCACATGTGCACAAATCCCTGCGGCGATGCGATCTCAAAATCGCCCTGAAAAGATTCAGGGGACATGCGCGTAGTCGGCGCATGAACCCTAATGTAGGGTGGCATGTCACAAATCGGAACCCCATCCTCAGACAGTAGCCCGACCCATTCGCCGCGATCCTCAATCACCTGACGGCGATGCCTCGCATGCGCGACCCAATCAAACCCCACCAAATCACCTCCACATACTCAAAAACCCGAGACGCCACAAAAGATCAGCCCCCTCAGGAACCGAAAAAACCCGAGACGCGCCGGGCGGAATGTCCTCGGGTAATGCTTGACCTCGGACCTTGAGCCAAGTCTCGCGATCCAATACTTCTTGATCGTCGACGACGGCAAGACTTTGGTCGATCCCGAGAAGTAGATTTCTGGGATGGGAAACAGCGGGGAGGGTGAAGGTAGCTCCGGAGGGTAGTGTTACCTTCCCTCCAGCTCCCTTCCACCTGATTTTTGGGGATACTGGAACATCACCACTATTTGTCACTGTGACGTTATTATTTCCATGGACCCAATTCGACCACCACGCCCCATCGTCGATCACTACCGAAACATCAACATCCAATTCTGAGACCTCGGCGGGCTCGCATGCGGGGGATTCGATCTCCGCCGCGAGCCGCAATTCCCCAAACCGAGGCCCCCGCAGCTTCGAAGAAACTTTCAAAACCGCAGGGGTATGAGTCGATAGACTCCCCACGAATTGATCAAAGATTGCAGCGCAATCCCCCGACGTGTCGTAGACATTCAAGGACAGGGTTCCTTCAAGGGGGCCGTGCTCAGCACCAAAAAAGCGCTGCCCCACAGCCCCCACAGCCTGCGAAACCAGCGGCGACGGAGTCCCCACCAAACCACTGATACCACCCTCGCAAAGAAACACCCCGCGATCTTTCTTCTCAGTCAGATTCCACTCGGCCCCCGAAGGGGTGAGAAGCATGATCTGCTTAACCGCCGGCTCCGGAAGATTAACTTTCAACAAAACCCATCACCCCTTTTCACTAGACGTCCGCACCCTGACGAGCGCGGGAATAATCCTGAGCCGACATACCATCGCGCTTCACATTGAACTCCACATCAGACAAACGACGATCCATCTCATCAACAAATTTCGACAGACGAGAATCCGCAGGCTCACCACGCAAATCAATATTGAATACCCGCTTACCCGCACCGTCACCGCCGCCGAGAAGCTGATTCGTGCGCCGCGCCTCAGCCACCAAGGCGTCACGAGCGCGAGCAGCCTCCGCCGCTGCCTCAATCAGCGCGGAACGCTGACGAGAACCCTCCTCAGACTCCACACGCTGCCGATTAATATCAGCGACATTCTGCTCAGCTTGGAGAGCCTGCTTTCTGGCCGCATGCCGCGCCTCCAGCGCCGCCCGCTCCGCAGCAAGCCGCGCCGAATCCATCGCGTGCTTCGCATTCATCCGCTGCGCCTCATCCTGATGACGACGCTCCGCAGCCTGCTGGAAGTGCTTTTGGTAATCCATCATCGACCCCATGGTCGCGCCGGTAAACGCATTACCGAGCTGATTACCAGCCTCAGCCCACCGCGAATCACCCGTCGCCAAAGATCCAGCGGCACCTACCGTGCCGCCGAGCACACCGCCTGCGATACCAAGCCCCATACCGAGCTTCGCCCCAGGAGACGCGTTAGCCCACGCCTCCTTGAAATCCTTCCGGTTAGCGCGAGTAGCACCAATACCACCGACGATGTCACGGACACCACCAAGAGCGCCGGCACCAGCAGTGACAGCACCGAGAAGATTTCCCGTCGCGAGCGACGCCGCACCGGCGGCAATACCACCAAGGAGCTTCGCAATACCACCGAAGATACTGCCAATACCGCCGATATACCCCTGCGCACCACGGGCCTGATTCGATGACATGCCGTAGAGCCGTTGGGTCTCATCTTGCAGGCGCATCGTCATAAGCCGCAGATTATCCGCCGCTTGTGCCTGCGCCATCGTCGCCTCAGCGACCTTTAGGCGTGCGGACTCAGCAGCATATTCGGCCTCGAGATTATCGAGATTCGCCTTAGCACGAGCTGCCTGCAAAGCCCATTCCGCTGCCTCCACCTCACGGGTATTAGCAACGAATGTAGCACCGAGTGCTTCCATCGACTGTGCACCAGTGGTGCGGAAGCGGTCGACAGCACGACCGAGGCCATCGACCCCCGTCGTGGTCAGCGTCAGGTGCCCACGCTGTGCCTTAGCGAGGTCATCCTCAGCTTTCGCCACAGAGATAAGCCCTTGCATACGCACGCGACGCATATCCCACTCAGCTGTACGCAGCTCATTCGCTGCCTTCACCCCAGAGATACGCAGCATGACCTGCTGCTGCTGTAGCTTGCTGATTTCTTCGCGGGTCTTTTCGACCTGCTCCGCAAATCGCGCAATCTCACCAAAAAACGCCGAAACCTGCTTAAACGACTCAGCAATACCGTTAAAGAACTTGGCTGCCACCTCACCGGCTGCGGTGATCCGAGCCGCCACCACAGTCCGTTCAGCGGCCTCCAGTTGCAGAGCAGCGTTAGCCGACTTCTCGCGAATCTCATTAAGCTTCTTGAGAGCATCAGCTTCTTTTGCAGAGTCCCCAGATTTCTTAGCTTCTGCGTATTCACGCTCAGCGTCAGTAATCGCAGTGGCCTGCTCAGCAAGCTGCTTACGGGTATCGGCAAGACCCTTTTCAGCGTCCCTCACCACATCGGTGTTGGATAGGAAGCCGCCAAGGGCATTACCGAGTGGCTTCATAGCATTAGCTGCAATCGTCTTCCACGCTGGGACAAGCTGCAACAACGCCGTACCAATTTTTTCCAGCCCGCCGAACTCAGGCTTTGCGAGAACCCGCTCCGGAGTGCCAGAGAGATTGACGGCTACACCACCGTGCGGGAGCCATCCACCGGAATCGTAGAGTCCGAGGGATTTCTTCGAGGCCTCCCACAGCTGCTGAGCAGCACCCCACGACACCTGAGTACCATTGCCCATTTTCGCACCGTCTACCGAGGTAGACACCGCTCCTGCCATACTAGAGCCAGAATTACCGGCCAGTGGAAGATGATAAATATCCGTGTACTGGGGGTGGCGTGAGCCGGCAGCACCGCCGCCGATCTGTCCGTTACCACGACCGCCACCCATCTCAACATTGACTACGGAGCCATCAGCCCCGAAGATACTGCCCGAGGTATGTCCACCACCCGGGCCGCCGTTCAAATACGCGATCTCGTAGGCGTTTTTGCCGCTCGACCGGCCACGTTTGAACCCGATCGCTGGCAGCTTCTGCCCAGCGTCCATAGTCGTCATATAACGACCATTCGTCGCCGGTTTACCCACAGAAAACAGTGCACCCTGCCCCTGAGTGGATGAACAATCCCCCCAGTTCCACTTACCAAACGCGTATGGCGCGCCCTCAAGAGAGCGCGCCGCCTGCTGCCCATTCACACGCTCGCCACGGAAAAAGCGCAGCAGGTCAGAAGCGCCAACCTGCCCACCGTCTTTGTACCGAGGCAGCCCGAAGTCACCCTTCCGCTCGTCCAGACGGCCAGCATTGATAGCAGTCAGCAGCCCAAGGTTCTTCGCAGTCGCCTTGCGGTTCACCACGAATTCGCCGGGCTCGACCCTAGCGACAGGCGTACCGCTAGCGGTGACACCAAGGATCGGGTCGCGGACGCTATCGGGGATACCCGGAATCCGCGGCAGGACACCGCCCTCCTTGAACCCTTGTATTTGTCCACCACCACTATGCCCGTTAATACGACCAGAAGCGGAAGAGGTAGCACCGGTGAAGAACCCAGAGATCTCACTCTTCTTATTGCTAAGCCATGAGCGGACATCCTCCCATTTCTCTTTCAGCCCGTTCCACAGACCGTCGATGATGTTGCGACCAGCGTTTTTGAGCCATTCACCAGCATTAGCGAAAGTCTCTTTGATCTTGCCTGGCATCTCCTTGACAGTGGCGACGACGCGGTCTTTCATCTCCTTAGCCTTGGCGACCGTATCAGCCACCCAGCTAGCCACGACTGCCGCGACACGAACCTTCATGTCATTGAAGTGATCCTTGACACTCTCGATAAACTCACCGGTCTTCGCCTTGACAGTCTCCCACGCCTCGGAAGTACGCTGCTTAGTACCCTCGAGCCATTCAGAGAAGATCACCTTGATCCGCTCCACACCCTCGGAGAAGTGCCTCTTGATTGCCTCCCAGCCGGCGCGCAGAGTCTCAGGGATTTGAGACCAGTTGCCCGTGACTAGGTCGACGATTACGAGCCACGCGGTCGCAAAAATATCCTTGATGATCTCCCAGCCGGTGGAGAACATCGTCTTGATGATCTCCCAGCCGGCTTTGAAATTAGCTTTCAGCTGCTCCCACCACGTCGTGACAATCACAACAATGCCGTCGAGCATTGACTTAAAGCCGGCGATAAGGTCGCTTCCCATGATCTTGTCAAAGAGTTCTTTAGCCCCATCGACGATCTTTAGGAAAGCTTCCTTAATCCATACCGCGCCGTTTTTCACCGCCTCGACGAATTTCGACCAAATCTTTTGCCCGATTTCCGTCTTGGTGAAAAACGCCCACAAGGCGCCAACAGCCGCACCTACAGCGATAACGATCGCGCCCAAGGGTCCGAGTGATATAAGCCAAGCTGCAGCGATCTTTGCCGCCGCGATCATGGCCTTCCCAGCTGTCTTAGCCCACGCCCTGCCGACCTTATGAAGGGCTTTCACATTGGCGATAGAACCGGCGATCGCCTCCTTTTTTGTGGTCAGCCACGCCAGAGTGTGCTTAGCCGCCCCGATGATAGCTTTCCTACCGGAGGCTACCCACTGCACCCCAAGGCCAATGATTAGCGGCACCACGATAGGCGATACGGCAGTGGCAAAGGCAATCAGCTTTCCCTTATTATCTTCTACCCAATGTGCCGCGTCCTGCAGTTTTGCCTTAAAGGACTTGAAAGCGGGGCCGATGCTCTCCACCCCGCGGATCATCAGCTCAATCCCGCCCTTGGTGAAATCAGTGACCGCGGTGGTCGCCGGCTCCAAAGCCTCCTTCATCTGGTCTTTGAATCGGCCCCACTTTTGCCCAGTGGTCTCCAGCTCACCAGCAAGCCCATTAATGGTATCGGTGGTGACACCAATGTTGTTTTGGAGGTCGTCGACGGACAAAGCACCGGTTTTGACGGCTTCTACAAACTTTCCTGCACCTTTTGTGCCAAAAAGCTTCGCAGACATGTCGATGGCGGCCGCATCATCGCCTTTCGCGATAAATTCTTCGACGGCGCGGGCCGTGTTAAACAGCTCGGTTTGGGGGTCTTTCCCAGCCTTAGCGAAGTTCACCATTGCCTTTGACAAGGCCCCGACAGTGGCATCCGCGTCAAGCCCAGCCTTATCCAGCTTACCGATAAGAGCGGCGGATTCTCCCATGTCAAAACCGAATTGCTTTAGCTGAGGCCCACCCTTCGCAGCACTGGTAGCAAGGTCATCGATGGATACACCGGTGGCCTGTGAGACGCGGAAGAGCTGATTTAGCGCCTCGGGCATTTCCTCAGCCTGCAACCCAAAAGCGTTGAGAGCCGTGGATACAGCAGTAACATCAGCGTCAAAGCCCAAATTCTTAAGGTTCTGGAATTGGCGAGTAAGCTCCTCCAGCGGCTTGCCTGTCACACCCAATCGGGTGTTTAGATCAGCGAGGGTCGTGCCAATTTCGGCAAGCCCGCCCTCAGCGGACACGGTGCCAGACACGTTTCTTAGGGATTGTTTGAGGTCCTCGAATGCCTCACCGTTAGCGCCGGTGCCGGCGCGAATAGTGTTAAATGTGGTCTCGAACTCGCGTCCCACATCAATGAGGGTGGTCTTGATCGCAGCGAATCCAGCGAACCCCGCGACCGCCCCCACAGCAAGCGCCGGCATAGCCTTGAGCTTGCCCATCACGCTAGACAGGGCCTCATTGCCCTTGTCTCGGAACTTCCGCATGCCACGAGTCATCTTCCCCGTTGACTCAGTCGCAGACTCCTGTGCTTTCTCCAGCTGCTTCGTACGCGAAGTGATATTTTCGGTTGCCTCAGCAACCTTAGTTTGTGCCTTGGCCAAGCTCTTTTCAGAATCAGCGACCTTATCAGTCGCAGCATTCAGCTTGGCGCGAGCAGCGCTAAGCTTAGTGTCTTTTGCAGCCACCTGTGCTGCAGCAGCGTCGCGTGCTGCCTGCACCCGCTTCTCCCCCGCCTCCAGCTCAGCAGCAGACGCCTTGCCGGAATCACGGAGTTTTTGAAGTGCGGCCTCCTCTTTCTGGATACTGGCCGCACCCTTGGTGCGTGCTGCCTCGAGTTCAAGCTCCGCAGTCTTAACTGCTTTTGTCTTGGTCTCGACATCCTCCTTGGCTTTAGCTACCGCTTTTTCAGCGTCGACTGCAGCCTTGGAGGCTTTTTCGTGGAAGGCCTGTGCCGCTTTCAGGGACTTGTTCGCCTGTTCAATACCCCCGCCGATCCCCTTTTTCAGGTTCTCACCGGCTTCTTTGGACAGCTTCGCCAGTGGGGCGTTGAGTTCCGTTTCAAACTGGCGTTTTAGCCCGCGAAGCGATGGGGTGATCGGTAATGAAGCGTGCCCGATTGCGGACATGGCAACCTCCTTTTAGTTAATCCCGAGCCGCTTCTTACGTGCGCGCTCAGCAGCCAAAACGGCCTTCTTCTTCGCCTCGAACTCCGCCTGCTTACGTGCTTCCTTGCGCAGATTCCACATAGGGTGAACCTCCCCAATCAACGCAAGGTAGAAAATCATGAGGACATAGTCAGTGGTGCTAAACCGGTCGGAATCGCTTATCTCAGCCCAGAACCTCGAAGAATTCCGATCCAGACCGTCAACCAGCAGCAATAGTCGCCGCGTCGTCATGCGAGAAGGGCCACCACCCTTGCGGTAGCGGTCCCTGTAATCCCACCCACGATCAGCAAAATCCAACTCGACTAGGTCCTCATGCTCACGAATCAGAGGGAGGAGGCCTAGTCTTCCCCCAGGCCGGTAGCATCAGACCAAGTGTTCATGATGGTTCCGCCAAACTCGGCGGAGCGGGCACCGGCGTTACGGAGCTTCTGCATCTGAGAAGGCCCCAGCATGATCGAAAAAGCCTTCATGTATTTCTCATCTTCGAAAGCGAGGCCGGCATCCATTGGCGCGTCATCGAGAGACGCGGGTGCAGTGAGTTCGACCTCTTTGCCGCGGATATTGACGGTGAAGGTGACGGTTTCGATTTCGTCGACTTCGTTTTTGGCTGGGCTGGTTTTTCCGGTAGCCATGGCAGACCTCCTATTTAAGTATGTGTGAAAAGTTTTTTGGCGGATCTAAGGGGTATGGCCCCGCGCCGATCTGCCAGAAACGCGGGGCCATGCGAAGTGATAATTACTTCACAGTGATGTCTTTGCTGTCCCCACCGGTCAGCGAAGTTCCATCAGCGGTAAGCTCACCCTTGACACCCTTGACGGTGTAGGGGCCACCTGCCTTGCCGGTCACATGCGCTTTTTCGCCGCCGCTAACCTTCTGAAGAATCAACTTCACAGCGGTTCCATTCGCATTGTGATCAATCTCGGCAGATTTATTCCCATCGATGGAAAGGGTAAACTTTCCTCCAGAAACACCGGTCGGGAGGGTGACGGTCTTAGTCTGAGACCCATCCTCTTCCTCGGATTCCTCGAGAGACGCTACAAAACGGATTGGCTTCACATCACCAGCAGCGACCTTAGGCACATCAATCGTGATTTCATCGAAAGCGTCCTTAAGCTTGCCGGTCTGGAAATCAAACTCAATATCCTTACCCTCGGGGTCCTCACCGAAAGACAGGTTTGCGATCGTAGCAATCGCCTTATGGCGGGTAACGGTGATCTTCTGCTTGCCGTCCTGAGTGGTGCCGATCATCGCGACGTGGCACAACGCGACCTTTTCCGAGTGGAGCAGGACAACGCCGTTAGCCTCGCCCTCTTCAGGGGTCACGGTATCTGGCCACGCGATCTTATCCACAGTCGCATTGCGCTCAATCACCGAGGCCTTGCCGGTAAGCTCGCCTGGTTTCGTGGACACAGCGACCACACCATAGCCCCAGCCCTTGGTCTTGTTCTTGTCGATAGCGCGAGTCAGCTCAACCTTGGAGCCGTCAGCGAGGATGCCGACTGTTTCCCATTCCTCACCGAATTCACCAGTCAGTGAGATTTTTGGATCATCTGCGAAAGAAACCAGCACTTGGCCGTCCACGTATGGCTGTACGTTTTCGGGGTCGCGGAGTGTCGCGTTCTCGCGAATATTATCTTTGCTCATGAAAACACCTTTCGGTTAAGCCCGACAGAATAAACAGCCGACGCAACCCAGCCCCCCACGCGGGAGTCCTTGGTCACAACCAGCCCAGTCGAGGCGCGTATAGAAAAAGCCCACGGGGCTTGTCCCATGGGCTGTAAAAGATGACCGTCGATGGCGGCCATTAGGCGGCGGGCTGTCGGCCCATCCGGTGCGTGAACCGTGATCCTGATTGATTCACGCGTCCACGACTTGCGAGAGATCGGAGTTCCATCAGATGTCACTGTGACGAAAGCACCTTGGCTTGGAGTCCACCCCTTGGGTAGTACCGCGACGATTCTTTCTGGCATGTCAGTGAATTTTCGGATACGCCGGAGCATAAGCCCTGTAGCGTCCTGCTGCACCCACCCCATTAGCTATCCCCGATCTCATAGCGGCGGATATCAAGACCATTCTCAGCGGCTGCCTTCGTCAAAACACCACGCTTAGCCTGCATTGCAAGACCACCAGGGTGTGCGATTGTCACCATCCCGCGAGGTCTACCCGTACGGTCACGATCAACCTTCGTAATGACTTCAACATCATCGGGGACATCCACGGACGCAGCCACAGATTTTGTCACAGCGGCTAATTCATCGCTGCAATTCTCAGCGAGGAAATCCATCAGAGCAGCGTGATTAAAAGTCACAGTAGCTTTAGCCATCAGGTCTCCTTCCGCTCGCAAATAATCTGAACCCGTGGCCGATGTGACCGAAGCGCGGGGCGACGCCCATACAACCAATCCCACGGTTTATAAATCACCGCGTACGATTCGCCGCGCACCACAACCACATCACCGATTCCCACAGAGGGCGAGTCGGTTGTGAGCAATTGCAGGCGGCGACTATTCCCGTCAACAACACCCAAATCCGGGTCGGAGATAGCACCGTCCCCGACGGGGGCTACATCGGCCATAAAAAAAGACCCCTTAGGGGTCTTAGTCAAATTGCCGTCCTGATCATATTCAGGGGACGCTTGAATAAGAATCTTTTCCATCAACGCCCCCTAAATATTTCAGGCCACCGCAAAGGCTTAGGGAAGGCCCCACGAGGCCCGCAGCCAGTCAAACCCAGCCGCTCACGCTGCACATCAGTCAGCAAGACACCAGACCATGACACCGAGCCGACATCGGCCCATGTCACAGAATCCGACTGCGGGCCCGTCGTCGACGTAGCCGACCGCTGACCAACATTCCCGCCAACGATCGCCGCCGCCGCAACCATCTCGATCACAACGAACCTCGCGGTAGGACCAAGCCATGCCGAGTCCTGCACCTCAGCATCAAAGTCACGACCCGCTCGGAGAAACTCCAAGCGAATCAACTCCTCCGCATCAGCGAGCAGAACCTCAGCACGCTGGCGGTCAACCCCCACCAGTGGGATCGGAAGACGGCGCGCCACGTCCTCAACGTCAATTTTGAGCATGCACGCCCCCTCTCATCACTCGACCGCGTTCACCGCAGCGATGATCTCCTGACGAGTCTTCATACCCTTGGTGTCGATACCGAGCGAATCCGCGTATGCACGCCAAACCTCAGTTGTCTGCGTCTGCTTTGGGCGAGCCGACGGCGCTTCCACAGGGGATGGAGTATCTACAAACTTCCCTTCGGTTACAGCGTCATCCGCTTCTACAGGCCCCGGAGTCTCTGCAACCACCGTGCCCTCTTCGACCACGAGGCCGCGCTCTATAAGACGCTCTGGGGCTGGGAGCTCAACGACCGCAGGCGGGGTGTAGAGACGGTGAAAGCCGTCCACAATCAATGTGAACGGCTTAGCAACTTGCACCTTCATAATGCCTCCTAACCATTAATGAAGTTCTCGAGCTTCACGACTGCCTTAGGGTTATCAACAGCAAAGATGCGCTGGCGGAATGCGTCAACACGCCACGACATGGTGGAGCCACCGTGGGAGGCGTTACCCGAAGGCGAGTACAGTTCGGAGACTGTCAGTGGGATCGAATCGGAGTAGAAACCAGCACGCTGAGCTTCCATGATGTACGCGTCCTTCTCGTCGAGCCACGATGAGGTGACCACGCGAAGGCCGGCGATTGTCATGGGGAGAATTCCCTTGTAGAGGGGGTTCTCCAGTGCAGCGTTGCCGTTGAACATTCGCTGCGTAGCCTCATTTTCCAATGCGACATCAAGCGCAGCCTCGGAAATGACAATTGTGTCAGGCTTGTAGCCGAACTTGGCGTTGCGGCCATCGTCTGTCTTTGCCTGAGACACCATGCGCTTTGCAGCACGGATATCAGACAGAGGAGCAGATTCCTTGGTATCCCACGGGTTCTCGATGGAAAGGGTCTGGACCTTCGCCTTCTTGAAAGCGAATAGGGCCGCATCGACAGAAGAGCGCACCATGGTGTTCTTCAGCGCCGTGACCTGCAGGTTAACTGGGTCAATACGGTTGAAGCGTCTTGCCTCGTAGGAGACGGAAACACCCAAAGCGGTCTTATGGCCAACCAAGGACTTGACGTTGCCGATCTCGAGATCGGACAGTGGGATTTCCGCGTATTCGGCAACTTCCTCAGCACCATCGTTGAGGAATGGGGCCGCAGCCTCACGGTAGGCAATTACACCGTCGTTAGGGCCAGCGTTACGGAAGATAGCTTCCTCGAGGAATGATCCATCGAGGTCTTCCAAAATGTTCTGTTGGATGTAGGTGGGGTCTTTCACCATGTCGTCGACGGTGATCGTGCCGCCACCAAAAGCACCTGTGTAAGTCATATTTTCCTTTCGAGGTTAAAGTTCGAGGCTGTCTGCGACGAGCACGGATGGGTGGAACATGTTGACTCGCACGCAGCCAACGTGATCGGCACGCTCAGCAATACCGACTGGCTTCTTTTTGCCCTTGGCCTTCGCTGTGGTGGCCGCCGTGCCATCAGCGCCCACGTAGACCTTGTCGCCGGGCTTAAAGACATTTCCCTTGTTGAAGTTTGTCTCCGTCGGGTCAATCGCAACCGAGACAACCGCCTGGTATGTGGTGACAGCGACGCGGCTAGGCAGCGCATGCTCAACGTGGTTGGATGGGCGGGAATCTTCCTCAGACTCGGGGGCTGCAGCCTGTCGCACATATCCATACGGCAATGCAGAACCATCGGCGTGTTTGATCTTGCCCGAGCTGTCGAGCATGACGAATCGGAACTGCTCAACCTTCGCAGCCAGTTCCTTCGTGGTTGTTGGGCTATTCAAAACAGAATTAGCGGTCATAGTAGGACTCCTTTTCTAGTACTTGACTTTGGAAAATGGGGACACTCCACGAGCCTTGTTTGGCCCATTGTCAACGCCGTAGCCGCGCTCGACACGGTTCACCGAGTTCTTCGGCAATCGCCCCCAAGTCCGGCGGGCCAGCTCCGGATTCTCACGGATATCTGCAAGCGCCTCGTTACGCTTCGGAGCCGAGAACCGGCCATCAGTAATCCACTGATCTACCTCCGCCACAAGACCACGATCGCGATCCGCGGCGACCATATCCCCGAACTTTGCTTGCGCCGCGACCATGTCCTCATAGACAGACTTTGGCACCATCACATAGTCATTCGGGGACTCCTCCGACTCCTCTTCGGAATCAGATTCTTCACCCTCTGGGGCTACGTCGTTCTGCTCCCTTGTCTCCGCGGTCTCATCATCGGTAACATGCTCATCAGATTCCGCAGGATCATCTACAGCTTCGTCAGTATCCTCCGCTACGGCCTCGTCTGCGGGCTCTTCCTCGGGGGCACTATCTGGGGTTTCCTTGTCCATAAATGCGAGAAGAGAAGCCTTGAGATCATCCTCACGGCCCTCCACACCTAATTGCTTCGCCAACTCAGCGACAAAATTCATACTCTTTCCTTTCTCCCGAGCACGCCGCACAATCGACGACTCAGGGGCCTGATCACGCGACGCAAAACGCGCCGCATTAAACATTCGTGTTCGCTTCAAGTTCTCAACACGAGCCCCCGAACGAACCTCATCCACCAAGCCCAAAAGAAGAGCCTCATCAGCGGAAAACCACGAATCCTCACGCATAGCGTCACGCCACTCCTCAACCGGAGTCCCAGCCTTATTCGCATAGATCTGCGCGAGAATGTTCGACATGCGTTCCAGCTCATCAGCCTGCTTCCGGACCTCATTCGCGCTGCCGGAAATATCCGACCACGCGTCATGAATCATGAGCGTCGCAGAATCATGCATGATGAGATGATCCGCAGCCCCCACCGCAATAAACGACGCAGCGGAAGCCGCAATGCCATCGATAATGATCTCCACGCGGCCCTCATAATCACGCAGCGCATTCATAATTGCGATGCCCTCAAAGACATCCCCACCATAGGAATTGATATGGACCTCAACGTCCACACCACCGAGAGGTTCAAGCTGCTGGGAGATCTCATTTGATGTAATCCCCCAGCCCCCGATGTCCTCAAAAATGTTAATTCGTTTCACCAGCGACTCCTGTGTCTTTAGCCTCCTCAGCCGGAGGATCTTCTACTGCCGAGGTCTGGGGTTGCGGCTGGGATAACGTAATCCCTGCTTTGCGTTCCAGCTCCAGTTTCTTTTTCTTCTCCCGAAGAGCGTCCGCATAAGGCTGCTTCCCCGGCAGACCACCAACGCGGCGTAGATGCTCATCCAAAACCGCATCAGCGAAGATAGCGCCCTTATCGATCAACATTGCGATCTGCTCAGGCGTGAACTCCTTTTTCGCTGCGATGGGGTCAACAATTACTCGAGGTCGAGGTCCCTTATACTCTGGGAACGCCGTCTCAACCAGACCTTCAATAATGTGCTGTGTTGCTACATCCGCGATCCACTCCGCGATCGTCTGCAATGACTGCACAAAGAAATCTGCCTGCGTATCTGCAAGAGCATAGGAACCGCCACCTTGCAAATTCAGGAAGTGTGCGAGGACAGCACGGGCGATCATCGAATCGTGATAATTGATCGCTTCACGGGGCGAAACCAGCTGGCCAGAGACGCCAAGAATCTTAAAATCACTGCCCGCCGGCGTTGATACACCAGCTGACTCGCCTGAGCGCGCAGCCTCAACGATCTTCTGACCAGCAGCAAGATCAGAATCAGGATTCTTAGCGAACTCACTGCCCTTATATACCGGTAGGCCCATGCCGTTGCGGTCAAGAATCGTCAGCTCAAGACGTAATAGCTGGTCGCGTAGCTGCCAGTGCTTATAAGCAGGGCGCAGAATCGACGTACCCGTCCACTCGCCGCCCTCATCGTCGAATACGTAGGCGACAAGATTACCTACTGGGATTTGAGGCTCATCACCAAACTTCTTCTTGATGTCGGAACCATGCTGGGTGATTCCCGCGAGTCCGCCATCTTTATCGACGTGGATTTTTTGAATTGTTCCGGGCCATCGCGGGGCAAGTTTCCACAGATGCTCCTCCCCATTATCGTCGACCTTATAGACCTTCTCGAAGAACATATGCCCGTAGACAAGCGCTTTAAGGACCTGCTCGATATGGATTTTCCACGAGACATGACCAAAGACACGACCCATAGGGCGAGTAAGATCATCACCCAAGATACGCAGCCGCAGATCCTGTGCGACCCGCTCCACAACCTCAATGTCAGCACCATTAGGGTCAACCCACCATTCAGCACGCTGAATTGGCAAAGCGACTGCATTGATAACTGACCTGACCTGCGCGTCCTCACGGCGCATCTTCGCATAAACCCGCGTCGATTGAGGGAACCGTAGATCCCAGTTGTCGTCGACAAGCGCTTTACTGTGGGTTCTTGCTACACCGATCTCTCGGGTCTTATTAGACTTCACGATCCTTCACCACCTTAAAAGCTCATCGATAGAGACGCTTGCTTAACCCTGCTGGTCACAGCCGAACCAACATATTTTTTCTTTGAATGAACATCCGTGGCCTTAAGCTCCTGAGGTGTGAATTTCAACAGCCCCCACACAGCCAGCGACGCGGCGATAAAACACCCGACATCGCCCGAAAAACGATCAATCGCACGGTAGCGGCCGTTGCGAGAACGTTCTTCCATCACGAGAAGCGCCTCCCTCCACCGTGGATTACCATCATGACGAATTTTTCCTTCACGAAACATCGCAAGGAACAGTTCATAAGCCTGCGAGGTCTGCCCGCCACTCGGGGACTCCGGCTCAATCCCATGTGCCACAAGAGGATCGACCAGTGTTGAGTTGGGCCCAGTGGGGTCAATGACAACAGCGACAGGGTCATACTGATCTACATTGCGTGCAATTGAATCAACAAGTTTCCCACGATCAAACTCACGAGCAGGCCCCAGTGACACGTAAACAGATTCCTCAGAACCGAGAGCTACAACCATCGACGCTAATTCCGCGTCGGGAGAAACCTCCGCACTAAAGCAGGTATTTCCACCATGAGGCGCGTCAACCGCGCATTTATCCCAATCTTCAAGGTCAATAATGGGGACAAAATCATCAGATTCTGAAGTTTTCTGAAACCAACGCCCCCACCCCAACATTTCCACTTCGAAGCCATCATCGGATAGCTTCGAGCGGATAGATTTAACTTTCTTCTGGGTAGCGACGACACCATAAGAGGGGTTAGCGAGCTTCCACGACTCCGGGTCATCGAGCTCTAACCCATCAGGGGCGCGATACTCGGAAAAAAGAACTGTTTCATCTTCGCCGCTGAGCGCACGCTCCCGCATACGGGACAGGACTTCACCCTTCGGGTGCTTAGCCTCATTTACCGCAGATGATGTGAAGAATGTTTGCGGGTCATCGGCGGCCAGCTGGGTCGGCGCGACTGCATCCATCTCACCTGAGTCAAGGTTATATGCCTCATCAGCCATCAGAAGATCGATGCGGTCAAAACCACGACCCATATCATTCGATCTGGTGGTGAATTGAATCTTTCCACCCTCGCTGGTTTCCATCTCGGCTTCACCAGCAGAAGCAGTATTGCGCACAAGCCGACGCATGGCCCACGGCTTCGATTTAATCCGCTTAAAAAGGCGGTTACGAATAGATTTGGCAGTCCTCCATTGGTGCGCTGAAAACACGATCTGATGGCTCATAACGAACAACCGGTAAAGGATAATGACCTCAAGGATCAGCGACTTACCATTCTGACGAGGGCAAAGAAGAATGATGTCAGAATGAGCCCATTTCCCATCAGAGCCAACCGACAGCGCCAGTCGCACTTCGTCTGCCTGCCAAGGCATCAGCTTGATACCAAAGCGGGAAGCTAGCTTGATCGCTTTCTCGGCATGGGTGGTGTCTCCACCCTCCCAAAAAATACGAGTCTCAGGAGACTGCCGACCCTCTAGGTTTGGGAACTCCCGCTCGATGATCTCACGAAACTCAGCGTTGTAATCACAGGTCTGCAAACCCGTCTGCTTCGCCCTCCGCAGGTCGATCACTCTGCCTCCTCTGAATCTCAGAAAGCAATTGCCTAAACACTGTGGCTAGCTGACGCTGCTCAGACACCGCAGTATCGAGCTTGAGGACGATCTCACCTTCCGCCTCGAACACGCGGCACCATACATCTTCATCGCCTCGTGTGATTGCGCTGAGCTTGTCGAGACGGTCTTTCGCCCTGCAGGCTTCCACAATCAGGGCTTGCGTTGGGGCATCGTCGAGAGGTGTTGAGAGTGCGTCGAAAAGCTCTTCTCCGCCTTCTCCAAAGTCCTCATTTTCAAAAATCACGGCATACCTCCTGAGCTGCTAAAAACCGTAACTTTTTGCCTACCCTGAAGAAAATTTCCTGAGGGTGCATCGACGGGGCTGGGTCAGGACCCCAACCCCCCGGATAATTGCTGGTCAGGCCCATCCGAAGCTGGTTGATGCTGGCGGGGCTGGGGTGGCTTTCTGCTTTTGTAGGGCGGGGCGTTGGTGATCGTTGGCGTGGTCTTTTGCTTGGCTGTTGCAGGATCCGTGGAGGAGGCGTGTTGCTCGTTGATGGTTTTTAGCCCCGGCTGCTTGGTCGTGGTCGGCGGCTAGGGGGAGGCCGTCGTGGTTTTTGTTTTTGTCTTTCCACATTGGTTTTCCGCACCACCAGCAGGGGTCGCCGTCTTTGTGTTGTGCGAGGAGTGCGCGGCGGGCTTTTTGGTGTCGCCAGCCGTATCCGCGTTGCGTGGTGGTTTGTGGTTCATCTGTGGTGTACCAGTTTTCCGCCACTTGTAGTAGCTCGGGCGGTCGTTCCTTTATGCAGCGTTGACGGATTTCGTGGATACCGGGATCAAGGGTGATGATCTTCGCCCCGTGCTTTTGGTACTCGCGTAGTCGCTGGGGTTTAGGCTTCGTATCAATGATCCACACGTCCGTCTCGTGTGCGCGATTCATTGCCTCGCGGATCATGGCGTGGCGGACTTTCCTTGCTACCTGCCTCACTACATCAGTGTGCGTGTGGTTGTCCGCCGGCGATCCGCTGATGAGGTTGGCGATGTGGTCGAAGTCGATTCGTATATCGCCTTGCCTGGCGTGGGTTTCCACGTAGGTGGTTTTGCCTGCGGCCGGTGGGCCTGTGATCACGTAGAGCATTCCCACCTCCTTATATACGTAAACCCCCATCACCGCGTGTGGTGTGGGGGGTTATTATGCACTGTGAGAGCGTGCTGCATCTTGGCGCGGGACGCTCACAAGCTACAGCTTAGTCTTGTTGTGGCGAATTGTCTAGGAGTCTTCGGTCACGGTATCTTTCGGCGAATCTTGTCACCTCAGCGAGGCTGAACATGCGCACACCATCATGTCGCCGATACTCTGCGATCTGCCCAGAATCAGCCCAATAGGTAATCTGCTTACGAGCCACCTGCTTGCCTGTTGCTTCGCTGATGATCACGGCCATGTCCGCTGCTGTGTGCAGCGCGCCGGATGTTCTACACGCGAGCCGTGTTCGCCGTGTCGCCGCGACGGGGTCCACATACTCACGAAGCTCATTCCTGATCTTCTTCAACTCCATGAGGATCGCATCATCATAATGATCCAGCTGGGTGATTTGTTGGGCGTTGAACCTCAGAAAATTCAGCATCACACCCGCTTGCTTATCTCCAAAGGATCGCTGCTGTCCCAATGATTGGGCACAGTCCGCTGCTATCTCACGAAGTTTGATCGTCGCCCACGTGTCCAACTCCGAAGCCCTACCGCCGACGCTACGTGGGCCACCGTGGTTAGGGTTGCTGCCCAGCCTTTCGGTTTGCTGTTGGCTGGTTTTCATTGGTTGCAGCGCTGTCCACAAGGTTATGAGTTCCCTGATCAGTGCTCTGAAGTGATGTTCTTCCATGCGCGACCGCCTTTATTTTCCTGTGGAGCCGAATCCGCCAGCCCCACGCGGCGTTTGGTTTAGCTCCCGTTCCACGGGTGTCAGTGCCGTGAACGGGACGATAACTAATTGCAGGACGCGCTGATGTTTGCTGATCGTGGCTTTATGTTCGCTGTGGTTGCGGACAACGCCAATGATTTCGCCGCAGTAATCCGAGTCAATGATCCCCACCCCGTTGACGAGACTGAAGCCCTGTTTCCCGAAGCTGGATCGGACAACGAGCATTCCGAAGTGTCCCGTGGGGATCGCAGTAGCGACACCTGTGTGGATTACTGCTGTTGCCCCTGGGCGGACTATCTGTGAGTCCTGCGCCTCAAGATCAATGCCTGCGTCGGTAGGGTGAGCATGTTTCGGCATTCTTACTTCGTCGCTGATTAGCCTCATGGGCAAGGTTGTTGGTTTTGCTTTGTCGAGGATTGCTATGAGCTTTTCAGCTGCTCTTTTCCTTTCGATGATCTTGATGATCATGACGATGATTAAGAACGTTGAAAGCAGCGAACATGTGATGTCGAGAATCATTTTCGGCGACATTCCGTGATCCTTTCTAAACGAAAAATGACCTCAGTCCCATCAAGGACAGTGAGGTCAGCTTCAAGTGTTTGTGTGGTGCCGTTTGGTAGGTGGAGTTCGAATTTTCTCCATGGAGGTGGTGTTTGCCCACTATCTTGCAGTTTGGGCTTCGTGGTCGTGCTTGCATGCGGATGTGGTGTTCTTGGTTCATTTGCGGGTTGATCCGAATCCCTCCTCGCCTCGTGTGGTCACTGGTGGGATAGTGACGAGGTCGAGGCCCGTATCAGTGGGGTGTTTTCTTTGAGGTGTAGAAGAATGAGGGTTCAGGAGTTTTATCGGTGACATCTTCGATTCTTTCTAGGTGGAATACGATTTCGAGGCCGTTACGGACAGTGAGATCGGCCTCGAGAAGTTGGGTTGTGCCATTGGGGAGATGGAGGGCGAATTTCCTCCGGCATGGAGGTCTCATGATGGTTCCTTTAGATATGTGTTGGGCCCCTGACGGTGGTGGTGTCAGGGGCCTTGGCGGGTGTTGGGGTTATTGGGTGTCTGTTGTGAGCAGTTCGGCTGCGTGGTGTGCGTATTCTGGGACGATTTCGAAGCCGATGGCTTTTCTCCCTAGGTTTTGTGCTGCACGTAGTGTGGCTCCGGAGCCTGCGAATGGGTCGACGATTGTCCATTGCGGTGGGCAGTGCTTGATGAGCCATTCCATGAGTTCGACTGGTTTTGGTGTGGGGTGTTTTGGTCGGTTTTTGGAGCTTGATGGGTAGGCTTTTATTGAGGTGTAGTTGGGGCCTCTTTTGGGTGATGTGAATCCTTTTCCGAGGATGTAGATTTCTTCCCATGTGCTTCCCCATGGGAGGTCGAGGGCTCCCATTCCTGGTCCGATGTTGGGTTTTATCCATGCGATTGTGTTTCGGCAGGTGGGTTTTGGTACGCGCCATGTTCCGAATATGAGCGCTGGCTTGTTTCCCCATTCGGTTATTAGGTCGTCTCTTGCTTTTGTGTTTTTGTCTCCTTTGATGGGGGTTTGTTTGTTGCCGCGTCCGGTGTAGTTCATTCCGTATGGTGGGTCGGTGATGAGTACGTCTGCAGTGTGGAGTAGGTGTGGGTGGTTTTTGTAGTCGTCCTTGATGAGGATGATGTTGTTTTTGTTGTAGGTGGGGTTTACGCCAGCAATCTTTTCGAATGTTTGTTCTATATACATTGGGGCATATTAACTCCACCTGCAACACCTCAACAACTACCGCCAATCAACATTCGATCTACACATACAGCCAGCGACCTGTGCGGCGTGGTGGTTATTGGGTCGGTTTCCCGTTCGCTTCCCATGCGCGGCGGCACACGGTCAAGGATGTTTAGAATACTCATTCGATCATCTCCAATTGTGCGCGTCGAACACGGTAAACGTCACTGCCGCGGTATTCACCAGTGGGGTTATGAAAAAGCACATCATCTACTAGCCACATGTGTTCGCCAGCATCGGTAGGACATAGCTTCTCAACGTTTCGCTCTTAGCAACCGCAGCTTCTTTTCCGCCTCCTGCGCCCTCAGCATCTGTGCATGTGCCTCATCGATCCAGTCTTTACCTTCTGGCTTACGCTGCTGATTAATTCTTTTTGCCTTGTTCAAATAGGACAAAATGTAAGGGTAAGCGGAAATCGTCTCACAAAGCTGGTTATGCGCCGATTCATGGATGCTCAGCGCTGAATCATCATCATCAGGGTCTCCAAAAAGACCAGTGAGGTAAGAATAATTAGTCGCAGTAAGGTCGTCGCCAACCACGCTTGAATAGGCCCTAGCTACCGCTCTGCACCCGTCCCCTATTGCGGCGTTTAGGGAGGTTTCTTGAGGGGCCGTGTTATCCCCAAAGTCTCGCGTTAGCTGCTCGTGGATCGCATCGAGCATTTCCGCCACTGTGTAGAAAAAGTCGATCATGTCAAGGTGGCTGATGCCGTGCCAATCGCCTAGGGGCATAAGGTTGTCAAAACCATTGGCAGTTTCGCGCAAGTTGTTGGAAGCTTCTCCGATTTTTTCAACTGCTTCAACAATTTTCATTCTTTGCTCCTAAATGGGTTGTAATGATTTTTGCGCCGGGATTTTCATTGAATGCTTTCAGCCCCCATGCCACGTCTTCGGCGATAGCTACCGACCGGTGCCAGCCCCCTTCGCAGAAAATGATCACCGTGTCGCACCCCTCGTAGATTGATCCTTTTACGCGATTGGCGGTTTTTATCGCGCCCTGTGGATCGAGCATCGCGATGCAGAGCATCACAGTGGGGTCTGTGCCGAAAAGGTCGCCTACCTCTTCCGAAGGGTCGGGGAGCACGCGGGCGTCAACCACCGGCGCGTGAGGGTGCTGGGCTTTGGCCGCTTCGAGCTGGTCAACCCCGCACGTGATTAAATTAATGGCTCTCATTGCTGTGGCTCCTTCCCCTCGGCAATGTCCGCCATTCGCATAAGTGCTTGTGCGAACCGTCTAGCATCATTGGGGCTAAAGTCTGCAGGTTCTGTGCGTTGAATAATGACCCTGCCACCTACAACAGTCCACATAGTCGGCCCGGCCCCAGAACGCGGTACGCCTTCTGCCCAGTTAAAGGTTTCCGCCTTGAAACAGGCGCCATATTCGGTAATAAGGTCACCCAGAATATCTTTCATATCCGTCATGGTTGTGTTCTTTCTGCTGCTGTGGTGAGGATTCCCGCTAGCTCTTTCGCCTGTGCGGGGTTCGTCCACGGCGGGTTGATGATGTATTTCACTGGAGCAGTTCCTTAATGGCGTCGAAGTTTTTGGTGTCGAACCCCGTCCAGCGGTAGTGCTTGCCGTTGATTGCCGCCTCGACGAGGGGGAGTTCCATTTCTCCGTTGACGGCCATTTCTTCGACTTTGTTCGGGTAGTTATCGATAAGGTCACCGATGACGGTGAGACCTAGTTGTGCGAGCTTGCGTTCCGTTTGGCGGCATTTCATACAGCCTGGTCGGCCGTAGACTGTTGCGGTGTTGTTCATATTGTTTTCCTTCCGTGGTTAGGCGTATCGCCTGATCAGGTGGCGAATTGTTGGTGTTGCTTGGTAGGTGCGTTCCATGCCTCGGGCCATGAGTGTGACGCGTTGCCCGTCGTGCGACCATGAAATTGTGGGGTGTGCTTCGAGTAGCCACATCATGGTTGTGGAAGCTGGTTTTGTCCGTGGCATCATCGCAGGCGTTGGCATGGGCTGATCCTCTCGATGATCGCTGCGATAGCTTTAGCTTCGCGGGCGGTAAGAAATACCCCGTGGTGATTCGCATAGATTGCGAGCGCCTCCGGGGTGAATTTTCTGCGCCACCAATATGGGTCGGCGCTCATCAGAACGGCGGTTGATCGTCCGCGGTTGAGCCCCACGCGTTGCCTGATTGCTGCCCACCCCACGGGTCGTTTTGCTGGTTCTGTTGACGCTGCTGCTTCTGCTGGTACCCTCCCCCGCCTTGATTGTTCTGCGGGTTTCGTGTGACCCGTGTTGTCGCGTAGCGCAGGCTCGGTGCAACGTCGGTGGTGTCAAGGTTGATGGCGCTGCGGTTTTCGCCGGTGTTCTTGTCTTTCCACGTGTCTGTGCGGAGATTACCGGTGACGATGACGCGAGTACCTTTGGTGAGTGATTCGCTAACGTTTTCGGCCATTTTGTTCCACGCGGTGCAGCGCATGAACAGCGGATTACCGTCGTCCCATTGGCCGGTTTGTGAGTTGTACTTGCGTGGGGTTGATGCGACCGTGAATGTTGCGATTGCGGTGCCGCTTTGTGTGAAGCGGAGTTCTGGGTCTGCGGTGAGGTTGCCGACGATAGTCAGCGGTGTTTCGTTAGCCATGTTGGTCTCCAATCAAAAAGCTGTGTGGCGTTGCCACGGTGATGTGTATGTTTTCCTGTGATGGGCGAGGTGCGCCTCACGTTGTTGGTGTTTGCGTCTGCCCTCTGGGTTGTTGTCCCGGTATGCGATTCCTAGGCGTGAGGCGTGGGGGATCTTTTTCACGCCTTTTTGGTTTTCGCAGTATTCGCCGTCTGCGGCGTTGCATTCGGGGCAGCGGACATGGATTGCGTCGTTGATTTCGTAGGCCTTGTCGATGGGGGTTCCGTAGCCGTTGGACATGTTTCACCTTTCCGCTTGTATTTCCCGCCGATTGCTTTGGCGGGTTGTGGCTGTTGCGTGATTTTTCGGGGCTGGTAGCCCCGTAGGCGCCCGAAACTGCCGTCGGCTATCTGTTTATCCCGTTCGATAGTTAAACGCTCCCTGTGGGCTCTCAGCTGTGGTGCGCGCACTGGGTCAGATTCCCACCGGACGAGGACAGCTCTTGCGGCGTCTTTCAACTCCCGTGGAGTGGCCATCCGAGTGCCGACGAGTTCTAACGCCCAGAGGTCGACTGCTTCCGCCCAGACGAGCGCGGGAAGGTTGATTGAACCTAGAACCCTGCCCCATGCTTCGATCACGTCTGCGGACGGCTGTGGGAAGCGGTCTGGGGCGAGTGATTTACCTCGTGCAAGGACGTTGGCGGCTAATTCGCGTTTTTCGTCCGGTGTCATTCGAGTTCACCCACGATCTCAGCATCAATGAAGTCGCGGGGCTGGCCCATCTCAGCGAGGACGTCAAGGTATGTTCGTTCCCCACGCCCTGTGTTGCTGGTTGTGAGCTCGTCGTCCCAGCCTCCGCGGTTAAGCCACGTCGTCGGGTGCGGAATGTACTGCTTGTCCGTCCTCGCCTTGGCGTGGTGTGTGGCGAAGGCTTGCGTCTTTGCCATGAGTTCGTCTTCTGAGACGAGTTTGGTGGCTTTCTTCCACGCTTGGAATGCTTTCTCGCGGCCTACCTTGCGTGGGTATGTGGCGTACCAGTCGAGGAAGCGTTGTCGGGCATTGTCGCCTGCTCCGTCTTGCGGAGCGGGCATGTCTTCTTTCTTACTTGTTCTTCTTAAAGAATAGATAGTCTTCTTATAGTGGCTCATTTCACCGCCTACGGTATTTTGAGCCCCGGTTGTGACCTGAGCGTTTACATTATCTTCGCAGGTGGGAACCGGGGTGCATATATGATCCCCGGTAGCGTCGTAGAAAACAGTCGGCTCAGCCATGATGATGTAATCCACAGACTTAAACGCGCCGCCTTTGGATCGTCCCTGTTCGCGGGCGATATAGCCAACATCTTCCAGCTCCTTGAGCGCTCTCTTGACTGTTGCCACAGAGACACCGAAGTTATCTGCAATGCGCTTTGTCGTGACCTCCCAGCCCTCACGATGAGATCGCATGAAGCAATAAATCGCTTTCGCGTTGAACGAAATATCAGGCCGCCTCAGAAGATCGTTCGCGATCATCGTGTACATGTCATGGATCTGCGGGCCTTGCCTTAGAGTTGCCATTTTGTTGTTTCACCCCAATCAATCTGATCAACAACCGAGGCCTTTTCAGATGCCCCGGCTGGTGTTATTTCCCCGTCGTCGCTGAGCGTCACCCACCGCGATCTTCGGAGAATCTTTGTTTTTTCGCTTGGCCTTCCGCGGGTAATGATCAACCCCAAGTCTGCGGCGTCCTTGGGGTTGTTGTGTATCCAGTCGTGGCATCGTGTACAGATATGCACGAGGTTGCTTGGGGTGTCTTTCCCGCCTTGGCTACGGAGGTGCCGGTGATGAAGCACCTCAGCAGTACCCGTGCAGTGACTGGCCGGTGGGAGTGCTTCACACAGGGTGCCGGCCCTACCGACCACCTTGGACGCAACATCGTGTGGCATCGTTAGCCTGCGGAGCCGTTTCATGCCCCTTCGCCCCTACCTGCGACCGCGTACATTGCTCGCACACTTGTGCCAATCGACCTCACGGCGTCAAGCTGAAGATTCAGTGCTTTAGCTCGCCTGTCCGCGAAGCGCCACGCCACATATGCCGCGTCCATCGCGTCACGCTCAGCTATCACCGCGAGCTCAACCTGTGCCTTCTTTTCCAGAACAGTGCCTTTAGCGGCGATGACAGCGCGGGCCTCTGCACGATCGAACACCCGCTTAGCCTCCATGTAGACCTTCTCCCGCTCCGTGACAATGGAGACGCCCTTTGCGATCTCGTTGGAGATCTCAAAAATTGTTTGCTCCACCTCGACTGGGTTTAGGGGTTTGCTGATCTGGAAGTCATTCTGCTGAATCATTGACAGACTGCTTAATCTCCGACGCCCGTGCCGTTAACGCTGCTCGCACCGAGTCCAGCACACCGCCAGCTTCTGCGATCTTCCACAATGCCTTCACATCATCGACGTGTGTCGTCCCCGCTGCCATCATGCCGATGACCACGGCCAGCTTCTGGCCAAGTGGCTCCAAGCATGGCACCGCTGCGGCTTCATCAACGAGGGCTCGCAGCTGCTCCACATCGGCGACCTGCTGCATGCGGTTGGCGATGTCCTGGTACGCGGCTACTTGCTCCGGTGTCGGCTGTGGCGCTGCTTGCTGCTGCGGTTGGCTATGGTCGTAGGTGTCTTCGTCTGGATCTCGCTCCTCAGTCGGCAAGCACAGGGCCTGCAGTAAGGCAGTGCGTAGCGCCACAGAGTGAGCCTTAGCTGTCGCCTTATCCCCGTAGTCATTCGCTTCACCCCAGACGATGACGGACAGTTTGTCGTCTGCTGGGCCGTGGAATGTGAGCTGGTAACGAATCCTAACAACGTTAACGATCTTGCCGTTGTTGGTCTGCGCCGTGGAATAGTGAATCTCTAGCACCTCCGGCTGCATAAACACTCCATAGGTGTACAGTGCAGGCCATACTGCGTTCATCACACCGTCAATGCCGCGGAAGTTGTACTTGTTATTCGCGTTGTAGCCTTCTTTTTTCACTGCGCCGACAGCGCGGGAAACGTCGACAAGCACCTGGGCGATTGGCTTCGCTCGGTCATCTTCATGTGGTTCCTGAACCGCGTCCTGCGGGGCGTCAGCCTCAACTGGCTTCTCGACTGTGTTTTCTACTTCACTCATTTCTCTTCTTCTTTCTTCGGCAGCGTCACACGCAGCGACCTCGCTTTATTTGTTGACTTCACCGTGTACGCCTCTGCCAGTTCTTTCTCTGCCCGCTTAAATGCAGCAGCATCAAACTTGAAATACTTTTCCGCCAGCTCAGGGTGATCAGCCAGCAACTTCTTCTCCTGCAGCCGGTTCGACGTCCCAAACTTCCACGACACACTGCCAAGCCCAGACTTATAGGTGATGTCTTTATCCCCCGCGAACTTCTGCATGCGTGCCTTCACATCAGCAAGCTGCGTTTCCGCGTGCTCTGCCAATGTTTTCGCAACTGAGTACTCATCGAGCAGCACTTCCCACGGGTCGAGTGCCGCGTCTTCGTCGAGGAAGCGTTTCTTCGTCGCCTCAATCTCTGCGAAGAACTCAGGATCGGGCAGAACCTCAAGCGCCTTGATTTCTCCTGGCACGTAGTTTTGGTGGACTTCCCACCCGAAGATGCACTTCTCAGCACCAGTCACCCACAGCTGCACCTGCACCTGCACCCAGTAATTATGTGGGATTTCGTCCCAATCCTTATTGGTCGTCTTAATCTCACCAATGACAACGCACCGGCCGTCGACGATGCCCAGCATGTCCGGTGTCGCAGCAACACGAGGGTCAGCGTCACTAACGCACAGCTTGTCATTCGGTACGAGCCGGTCATCTTCAAACGCTTGTAGGAACGCTGCTATCTCCGGCTCACGTTCATGGCCGTAGTCAATTGCCTTTACCCCATCAAGTGAGCGCTTCGGAGCCTCCTTCGAACGCTTCACCTCGACCCACGCAGCAGGCCCCCCGGTCATGATCTTCGCTAGATCAGTCGCAGTGAGATACCCCCGGCGAGCCTCCAGCCATTCCTCACGCGTGCGAGTTTCAATAATCTTCATGATCGTGTTTCTTCCTTTCCCATGAGGTGACGATTCCCCTTCGCAGTGATCGACCCATCAGAATCAACAAAGCCCAGCTCCTGCAACGCATTCAGGACAGCTGGGCGAATCTTCTTACCACCGGCATACCGGCGAAAATCACGGTCAAGCTTCATAATCAATCCCATCCGAGTACCCTCCGAGCAGCCCCGCGAAGCTCGTCACTGCTGTCGAGCAGCGCATCATGAACACCCGGCGCGAACGACATGATCGTGGGGTCAGTTGCGTAGCTGCCGATGGCGTCAGCGAGGGCGATAAGCCGTTGCGCGTTGAGGACTTTCGTCTCTGTCATTCGACGATCCCTCCTACTGATTCGAGGTGCTTGTAGCTTATGTTTTTCTGTCCGTGGGTTGTCATGACTGGCACGGTTGCGTGGTTGATCCAGCCGAGCATGGGGAATACCTCGCCGCGTGTGGTGCGGATGTGTGTAACGCCTTGTGTGTCTTGCGCTGCCTTGATGAGGCCTTTTGTGAGCGGCGTTTCTGGCGTGTTGGCAATGCTTGGTATGTAGGTCATTTCGTTGTCATCTCTGTGAGGAATTCGTAGGGGTTCATGCGTCGGCCGAATAGGAGTCGGTGCCACCAGGGTTGTTTGCGGTGGCGTGGTTTGTAGGTCATGTGGTGCTCCTTATGCTTTGTGGTGTTCGCGGAAGTATTTGCCGAGGTCACGGCCTAGTGTGGTGAGTGTGGTTTTCCCACGCCGTGTGGCGACAAGCTTGTTGGATGTGAGGTAGTTGGCGATACTGTCCGGGCACGTTGTGGGGTCGAAATCAGCAAGCGCTAGCCTTGCGCCTCGGGGCATTGTGCGTTTCAGGCGCATGGATTCAAGTTCTGCGCCTGATCGGCATCCGAAGATGATGTCAGCGGTACTCATCGTCCACCTCGTGGTGGTGTAGTGTTCATGGTGATCTCCTTTCGAAAGATCAAAACGCCCCGCCGCCTGGTACCAGCAGACGACGGGGCAAAAATTACAAAAAAGGCGCTACGCAACCTCTAAAATCAACAGAATGTTAACGACGCTATTAGCAGCAGCCGGAGTACTCGCGTCTCTTTCCGCATCAGCGGCAGCATGGTGGCAAGCAACAAGAGCAGACGCTAAAGCAGAAAAAGCAATACGTCTAGCGGAAGAAGCTAACGAAATCTCCGAACGAATGCGCCTCAGTCAGGCGATCGACAGTGCCGCAGAAAAACAAAAGTTGTATGTCGACGCTCTATCGCCAGAACTCCCTAATCAAAAGGACGGAATCCGCATCATCAGCGGATTCCCCGAGCGCATACATGACATAAGCATCACGTGCTCTTCACTTGAGACCGGTAATGTCGGTGTCAGCATCATGGACCCACTAGAGCGTCGGAACATTAAATTCGATAGGCGGCCATCACTTCTTAGCGACGTAAAACTGCAATGGGTCGACGCAGGCGGCACACGTCATGAGCAGCGTGTACCTGCTACAGCGTTGTGGGAGCACCTTAATCTTTAGGATTATCGATAAAACGCATGCCTTCCTGAATTCTTTGCGCACGCTCGATGAGCCTCCGAGCTCTATCCAGTTTGGCGTCAGTCTTACGGTTCAAGATGATCGTGCTTCTAATAAAAACGATCGTGAAAGTAATTAATACTAAGTCGAGTATGGCTAATACTGTGTTCATCGTTTTCTCCTTTCTTATCGGATGTCGTGTGCGGGGTGCAGGCGTAGCTCCGGCACTGGAGTATCGCCGGTCATGGCAGGCCTTGGCTGGCAAAATGACGGCTAAAAACCAGTTTTCACACCCCATGTGCTCCACCGAGGTCGTGAACCTCGCAAGCCGCCTACAGGGCGGGTGGAACAGGATTTATACTGCGCCGGCCGTTACCTCAGCATTGGGCGCTACCCCATTGCTGGTTCCATCGCCACCCACCGCAGCGGCCACTTTGCGTGGTACTTAGAACGGCTATTTGGGTGTAAGTATCACCGGCGCGTTTCACTGTTGAGTTCTCAAATATCACGGCCCGTGGGCCTTGTGCCCTCCCAGGACTCGAACGCTGGGGTCTGCCAGTAGGGCGTTTGCTTAGGCGGCGTGCGCCGTTTCGGGTACCTCGAGATCATCGAGCTGCTCGAGGTAAGCGGCGTAATCCGGCGTCGGGATGCCCATTTCCTCGTAGAGGTCTTTGATGTAGAACGCGGTTTCTGCCGACGCTGTGGCGAGTGCGTCTACAGCCCCACGGGCCTGTAAAGCAACCCGCTCGCAAAAGTTCAGATCGTCGCAAATGTTCTGGTTGCATTCGTGCAGGGCCATGAAGTCCTGTGCCATGCGGGATGTGAGTATTAGTAGCCAGATCACACAGCCAGATAACACAGCGAGAAGAGAAAAAATCGCGATCATGGTGGAAGTTGGGATAAACATTTGCGGTGGTGCTTTCTTGTTATTTGACGGTGTTTTTCTTGGCGTACTCATCAATCGACGAGCGCTTCACACGGAGATTCCTCGGTGAGAAGAACGTGGCTTCGAGCTTCTTTTCGTCGACGAGCGCGCGTATCGTGCGTTCCCCTACTTGTGTGTATTGCGAGGCTTGTTCGATGGTGAGCCATTCTGGGGTCAGGGGTGGAGTGTTCATGCTTGTGCCTCTTGTTCGTAGAGGTCGTCGAGTTCTAGGCCGAGGTTGTTTGCTTCTAATAGGAATGCTTTGGCTTGTTCGCGGTCGAATGCGAAGGTGTTTGCGATGAGGATTTCTAGTTCGTCGAGGCGGTTGAGGATTTCACTGATTCGTTTTTGTGGGTTCATCGTGTATGCTCCTTGGTGGATTGTTTTTGTTTAGCCCCGCTGCAGCGGGGCTTTTCTTATGCGGCTTTAGCCGTTGGCAAGGTTTGTTCGTGCTTCACTTGTATTGGGCATGCTTCCCCTTGGTTTCCTTTCTAGGAATTAGGAATAAATGGTTTGATCTTCGCAGTGATGAGTCGGTGGATTTCCATTAACTCGTCATGGGTGAAGTTTTCTAGGCTCTCGTCTTCGACAAGGCCGTAGTACTCGAATTCTTCGAGGTGTGATTTAGCGACCCTGAGGGCGGCTTTCTTCATACGATCCAGGGGCATAAAAGTCTGTCTCCTTATCTCGAGTTATGCCACGTCAGCGAAGTCATCAGCGGCGCGGAAGAATCTGGCGGCCGAGGTGAAAAACCTTGAGAGCGATCTCAAGCAGATTGCTACCTACGTTCTTGATCTGGAACGTCGTCTGGTTGAGTCGAAGATTCGCATGTCGAAGCTCCGCTTCGCTCCTGCGGAGATTCGAATTCTGGACATTTAGTGTTGCTTGACGGAGGGCATCGGTAGCGGCAACTACCGGTGCCTTTTCCTTTCGCGATTGGATGTTCCCCATCGGTGGCTCCTTTCTTTTTGTGTGTTTTATGCGGCGGACCCTGATGCGTAGTGGGATAAAATGTTTGTGGTGAGCATTGAAAATTGGATTGCAACAATAAGTGCTGGTATCGCCCTCGCCTCGCTGCTGTTTACCGTGTGGCAAGCCCACCAGGCGAAGAAATCTGAGGAAGCTTCCGCCGCTTCTGCAGAACGCTCAGCAAGTGCCGCCGAAGCAGCCTCTGTTTCCCAAGCCCGTATCGCTGAAGCGTTGGAAAAAATAGAGTCGAAATATTCAAACCCGTGGAAGGTGAGCCACTTTAAAGGCGATACCTATGCGCTTCGTAATGGTTCTGATGAGGAAGTCCTCAATGTTGAATTTGTGACTGATGACCCAATCTACGGCGATGCGGTGCATAAGTACCCACAGCTTCAACCTGGGGACGAAGTATCTTTTAGGTACGCTTCCGCGATGGGTGCCGGCCGTCGGATTGCAGTTCAGTGGACTCGCCCTTCGGAGTCTGAGCCGCGGGTTTGGAATGGTCTCGTCCCTGCCAGAACGACCAGATAGCTACCGCGACGGTTCCTAGTGCGCTGAAAACACAGATCGCTAGGCTGATGATTGTAACGATGCTCATTGTTTTTCTCCTTATATATGGTTTCTTTTACGCGGCGTAGTATTGGTTCCAGACCTGCTCCATGAGTGGCCGGTCTGCCTCGGTGTAGCCGTAAACTTCAATGATCCGGCCATTCGTGAGCTCAATCGGCGCTTTCTTTGGCTCAATGCCGTTCACCGCAGTCCAGCGATTCTTCAACCGCTTACCAAAACCCGAGGCCTTAGACCCAAGCTGCTTTTTTGATAAGCCCTTTTCCTTCAGGAATTGCTGCACATACAGCGGACGCGTCGTAGGATCCAGCTCGGGTGTTTCACCCATTCCCCTGGCGAGGATGATGCGGGCCTTGGCCTCAAGGAAGGCATCATGGATGAGGCCTTTCGCTGCTTGCGCGAGCTCCATTTGTGAACGCAGCTCAAACATCATCGCTTTCTGCTGGTGCTCAGTTGCCCGCGGGTTGATCGCCCCACCCTTTGCCCAATAGGACTCGATAGCGTCGGCAACTTCGTTCTGGTAGGCCACGACGAGCGGGCGGGCTTCTTCGCTGACACGGTTCTCGTCGATAGTCGCAAGCCACATCGTAAGAGTGCGTAGGTCGATGCAAGTCATTTCACGGTTCTTGCCATCAAGTCCAACCCCGGTCATCTTGACCGTGGTTGCCCATGAGTGACGACGGAGCCGCTTCATCTGAGAGTCAGCATCAAGACCGAGTGACTCAACGAGCGGGCGGAACACTACGTGCGGCTTGCCATCAATTTCGACTGACTGCACGGACTGCCCGTGGAACGGGATTGATACAAGTTCAGTAGTCATGTAAATTTCTCCTTAAGACTTTGTTTAGAGTTTTTCTTTCGCCCCTTGTTCCTGCAGGGGGCTTTCCTTATGCGGCGAATGCGACGTCGTTTTCGGTAACTAGCAACCGTGCGGGGTTTGCCCCTAGCGCAACGAGCGCGTTGAGAACCGCGATTGTGGGCTTTCTCGATGTAGTTGCGGTTGACCAAGTCTTTCGCGACAGATCTGTTCGTTCCGCAAGCGAGGTGTTTGAAGTAAGATTATTTAAGCGCTTTACGCGGTCAATTTCGTTTAGGTTGAGTAGTAACATTCCCTTTCGCTCCTTTCCTGTTGCTGTTGTGTAACATAATCTACACAGGCAAAAATCTCCCGTCAATATCCGTGTAACGAATAGCGCACAAAAGGGGGTAGTTTGGTTACGATTTGTCACGCTAAATCACTGTTTAGTGGGTAAAAAGTTACCCACTATGCTAGGGTTCAAACTATGGACATCAAACAATGGTTAAGCGAAAACGCACACCGACGCGTCACCGACAGTGAAGTCGCCGAGATGCTTGGAGTAACCCGGAAAACCGTGAATACTCGGCTCAACTCAGGAACCCTAACCTCAGACGACCTCTTACTTATCTGCGAACGACTAGGCATTAACCGCACACTTGCACTCGTCGAGCTTGAAAGGCTCCCCCACTCAGATGTCCTTGAATATCTGGATAGCGACGGCGCGTTAGTCGCCACCGCCGAGGACGGTGAGCTCGCCCTGGAACTGGCCCGCAGACTCAACCCTGCCACCATGGCCCCCGAGATCGACGAGCTGGCCGAACGCCGCCGTAACACCCCCGCGCCTCCCCCGCATGTCACCGTCATCAGCGATGATGAAGCAGCCGCAGCGATCCGCGAAGCGTACCAACTCCGTGGAGCCGCGCACCCAGCCACGACCGAACTTACAGAACCAGAATCGCCATAAGGAGAAAACAGCATGAACCTAGACGAGCTATCTCAACATCTAGGCGTGCGTATCCTTGAGGCCAAAGACCTACCAAAAGGGATAGACGGCATGTACATACACCACAGCCGGCTCATCCTCATCCGCCACGGGCTAGACCGATGGAATTACAACTCAGTCCTAGCCCACGAACTCGGGCACGCGTGGCACGGTGATGACATCCACGGCGACCCACGCCTCGAACGTCGAGCAGACCAATTCGCCGCCCAAATACTCATCACCCCCGCTGAGTACCGCCTCGCCGAAAAACTACACGACGGGCATATAGGCGCTATAGCCTATGAGCTAGGTGTGACGGTGCGGCTAGTTGAGGTGTGGCGGGATATGCATGACAGAATCACAGCATAAAACAAGCCCTACCCCCACTGAACATAAAATCCCCCAAAGCCCTATCGAAAAACACACCGACACAATAACATTGTGCCTATACCGCTGACCTAGTATCAGCACCAGCATAGAACAGATCAAAAGGATAAGGATCAACTCATGAAACGACTAGCAGTCATCATGTCCACAATTTTAGGGCTAACATGCACTACAGCCCCAGTATCTGCAGTACCCCTCACCACACCTTCAGTTAGGCACCCCAACACCACTGAGTATTCCGTTCAACCAGATGCAGATCTTCAAGAAGACGAACAACTATTTGGATTCAAAGGCTTTATAGCTAAAAGTGCCCTCAAAGGCATTGCACAACTCATACGCACCGCACCCCATAGCTTCATCAAGCGAGCAGGACGTACTCTCGATGACCAGGCAAGAGATAAAATACTTCGCAACAGTAACACCATTGCAGACAAAATCGACGAAGTAGCTGAATTCTCTGATCTAGTTCATCATCGGGTAAAAGAAGACCTATATAAAGCTCTTGCACCTATCATAGGCCACTCCGATGCCCTAATGATCGCCGACGTAGTAGCCTGGCTAGCACTATGAACCAACCAGACATAAGCACACTTGTCCAGCGTATTGAACAGCTCGAACTCAACCAGAGTAGGCTTCGCATACTACTAAGTCACGCCCCAGAAAAACACAAAGCTTTCGATAAAGCCTGCTATGTAGCGAATTTATCTTTTGAACAAGAAGCACATGTTCGTCAAACTATTCTAGATTTCCTAGACTCAGACAAAGAAGATATCAACGAACTTCTTAGCAGTATTGAAGCAATTGTAAGATACACTGTTGATGCTAAAAGTCTTATATCAGGTTTTAAAATGCGAGGCACAGCGCCTGACCGTTGGAAGCAAATAGATCCGCATAACGAATGCTAGAAACAACAAAGCCCTACCCAAATGTAAAAACTTTCTACGTTTGGGTAGGGTTTTTGCTCACACTGTCCCGCACCCAACCTTGGGACATACACTAACTACAGCAGCGTCTGCACACCACTACTATCTTCTGGGGACATCGCAAGAATTTCAAACCTCGGGCTACGCCCCTTAGCTTCCTCAACTCGCAGCTTCACCTTGAAACGAACCCCATCACACCGAACCTGATGAGCCGTCACATGCTCAGCAAAATCAGTGTCTAACAGGCTTGCCATAAAAGTCCCATACTCCGCACATTTTAACCTCCATTTACGTTTTAGCGGCTCATCAAAATGAGGAGTAGCCACGGTAGCCACAACATCAACGACCGACACAGTAGGCTCCTCATCCGAATCAATCCGCTGTATAGCGTGTGCCTCATTTTGGTTAATGACCACTGAACTGCCGGAATAATCGATATAGGTAAAGTTAATTACGCCTTGGTTGCGAACCAAAGGGTCAACAACTTTCTTAACCGAATCAACAAACTGGGGTTGATTCGCCAAGCCCAAAATTCTGTCCGCTGCTTTACGATCCCCTACCTGTCGAGCCAATTCATCAACAGAAATAGCTTCCCCCTTTGCGCGGCGACGAACAACTTTTATGCCGTATCCAATTATGGCAGGAAGGCTCAGCCCAGACACAGTTACCCAATTCGCGTACTCCCCTATGCGATCGCTGTCAAAGAGTCCTTTAATGTGATCCATGACCGTCAAGGCGATACTCATATCAATAATGAACGATCCGGGACGGGTTGCATTAACCCTCATGTTGGGCGTGCGATTATCTGTTGGGGCGACAACTTTAAAGGTTTCTCGACTGAGCTTACTGAACGCTAGGAGGGCTGTGCCAAGGTCTTCTGCATCTATGGTGTAGTCGTCTACGTCAGGCCCCTCGTATTTAATCGAGAGCTTTTCAGGCAGCATGGTTTTAGTATAAAGCGTTATCGCCTATGAACTAGAAGCCGCCCCGCGTTTGGTTGAGGTGTGGCAAAGAACGTACGAAAAAATCACGGCATAAAAACACAGCCCCCTAGGTGGACTCTAGGGGCTATCTCGTTAAAACAGCGTGAAAGACGCCTCAGCTGAACTCAACCTCTCCTCTGCAACAGGATCGTTAGTCTCCGTGACCAGCTCAACCTCAGTAAAAACCCCCTGCTTGACAGCACCTTTTATAAACAGCTGCCTTTTATCAATATGTGCGCGACTAGCCTTCTCGTAATCACTCGCACTTAGACTTGCCCCAAGAGTACGTATCTTTCCCTGAATATCACCACGAATACGGATACGCGATGACGTTGTGTCCTCCAGTGTCCTTCGTAGCTCGATGACTTCACCAGCAACAGCTACATGAAGTTCTTGAGGAGCTTTAGAAAGAACCTCTTTCCCTTTTCTCGCCGCTCGTTTATGCTCCGGAGAAAACACAATCGGTGTTACATGAAAAGGCTCCCCCTCATCTGAAGGCAGCGGTAAAAACTCAAAACTAATTTCAGACTCTTTGGTGCCAACAATTTGCTCAACACCTTCTAGCATCTCGTAGGAAACGCCGTTACTGATACCAAACTCAAAAACCTCATTTTTTGGCGATTCAAGGTATTCATCAAGAACCTCTCGCGTCCCCTGCAATGCTGCAACCATGGATTTAGTGATTTCGCGTCCCGTGGTTTCCATGTGCGCTTTTTTAGTTTTGTTATTAGTTGCTTTGATGTTTTTCGATGCTGGGATCAACGCAGAAGCTATAAAACTACCGACCTCGGTTTGTCCCAGTAAGCAACTTTCTAGAAAATTATTTGCAATGACATTTCCAGAACTCGAATATCGTGCGCGCTGATCGCGTGAAAAACGAGCGCCAGTCGACAAGAGAGTTTTTAACCCAGAAAAAAGGTCGATTCCCTTCGCTAAGTTAACAGCACCGGCGCCTGTTGAATCATCTTCAAAATGAATGAACACTTTATCAAGCTTTTGATCTAAACGTAGTTGAGCCTCATCAAGTAATTTCTCAAGGCTAATTGGAACAACTCTTGAAAGCTCCGCTACGGCGTACTGAACATTGCGCCCATAATCTGGAGCATCCTCATTAAGCGGAACAAAAACACCTAGTTCATCAATGTTTTTAAGTCCTTGTATAAGCTCACTACCCTCGGTAGGAACCCACAGGTTCAACCCGGAGTTTGCCCCTTTAACGTTTTTCCATCGTAATTCTCCAAGCGCAAGCTCTAAAGCTTGAGTGGTGTGTATCATTTTGCTAACACCCCTTTCCTTGCTTGGGCAAACATCTTAATAAGTGCAGCATCATCAAAGATTTGATCTGTTGGCACAAGAACCCAAACTTTACTTTTAGACGTTGCGGGTGGATATCCAGTCAAGTTGACCCAATAGTTATTAACGCGAAACTCACTATATTCCCCAGAACAATCAACCCAGTCATCATCATTAGGTACGATGTGCTGCGCTACTAAAATGAACGGAATGTTTTTCCCAGTTGCACGCATTTCATTATAGCGCTCAATAGAGAGTTGGACAGGGAGCCCATTTGATGAGGTAGTCGGCTTTTCTGTGCATTTGAGTTGGAAGTTGATACACATACGATCGAGCGCGTCGCTTGTCTGATGGATAAGAGAGGCGTCTATACCTATATCTATAGCCGGTTTACTGTATATGCAGCCTGCCGCTGCCGCAATTGCTTGGAAAACCCCTACGTGAAATTCTTCTTTGAAATTGCTTTCCCGGCTCCTGCATCCGCGAACTAGGTGTGCGGGGTCAAGTGAGGGATCTGGGGTAATGACAGACACCGGGTGATTTTATCCCGAATATTGATCCTATGGGTATTCACTGCTATTCACTACCCCCCTTTAACCAAAAAGCACCAACTTAGGTATAATCCCCCACTTGACACATAGCGGCCTAAAGCGCTATACTAAATACAAGAAGAAAGGAGGTGAAAATGTGGGACAACCTACCATGGTGGCTCGTAGCGCTATACGCAACATACACGGCCGCAAACCGAACCCTAGAACTAATCCTTAGCTACAAGATACAAATGAAAAAACTAGACAAAAAGAAAGGAAAATAAGGCAACCCCGGTCGAAATAAAAACAGGTTATCTCGACTGGGGCACCGCCCCTTATATTACAGCCATGAAGACACGAATCACCAACCATAAGCTGGCCAACATCGGACTACTGCTCATGTTTCTTAACGTTCTCACGCTCAACTCCACCCCACTAGCAATAGCTATAGCACTACCCCTCACAGCAATCCTCACACAGGAAAGCCGTAGCATATACCGTACATACAAAAAAGAAATGGCTAAGCTATGACCCCGACCATCATCGACCAAGACACCGGCAAAACCCTCTGGAGAGTCAAAGAATGCGCACAGCACTGCGACATCAAACCCTCCACATGGACAACCTACACCGCCCAAGGGCGCACACCCCAGCCAGTCGGACACCTCGATCTACGCACCCCGCTCTGGGATGCCGAGGAAGTCAAAACCTGGCACGCTAATCGGCCCGGCAGCCCAGTAAAAAATCACCCATAAACACACCACAGCCCCCCTACCCTAGGCTGTCATTCACCTTATCCATCAACGTGTCAGTACGCCCGGCGCGAACCTTCATATATACCTTCATGATCGTCTCCAGATCAGACTGTCCCAACAGCGCACCGATCTCCTTCAGGTGTGCGCCTTGTTCTGCCAGTCGTGTGATCAGCCAATTCCTGCCGCAGTGCGGGTCAATTTCCGTTGTCACGCCGGCGCGTGTCTCAGCAGTGTTGAGTCTGCTTCTGAAGCTGGTGTCCATGACTGGAGCACCGGCAGCCGTTACGGTCAGCGGGGTAATGGTGCGGGGGCCGTCTGTGGATCTGATCTCGCACTCCACCGGCTCATACGCTGCTAAGTGCTCAAGGAACAGCATGGTGTGGCGTCGCATGATCGGGACCTCACGGTACCCTGATTCCGTTTTAGGGGTTTGCCACATCAAATACGTGTGCCGGGAGCCGTCCTCTAGTGTCTCGGTGAGACGTTGTGCGTTTTGCTCGACCGTGACCACTACACGCGGTGCGTATGGGACTTCCCCGCACACCTTCACATGCCTACGCTCTAGACCGATTGCTTCACCAATGCGTAGCCCATGAAACAGGGTCAGCGAAGTTAGCACCTTATACCGTGGTGACGTGGCTTCCATGATCGCTTCCAGCTCAGCGTCAGATGGGAGGTACTTTTCTTTCGGCTTCACCTTCACAGATGCCGTTTTGATCTGGACAGGATTAGCGGGGATAAGCTCACGCTCGACGGCGTGTTTCATAGCTGAGCTAAGACACTTGTAGGCGCGCTGGTTCGTCGTGATCGTTGGGTATTCCGCGTTGATCGCGTCCCACCAGCGGTAGATGTCATCTTTCTTCAGCTCTGTGATGGGGATACCAGCCAGCCGGATGATGTCAGGATTAATATCCCCCGGTGGTAGTGGTGCGGTGATGCGGTTAGAGACAGTGCGCTGGTAGTTCTGCAGAGTGGACTGCTTGATGGGTTTCGGTCTGCTTCTCAGGGATGCGTAGTAGATGTTGAACCATTCGCCCACTGTTGGTGTGTGGGCGTTTGCCTGTTCTGCTGCTTTGGCTTTTTGTTGTTCGCGGTGGGCTGGTGGTGTCCATTCGCCGAATTCGATGAGTTTTTCTTCTTCTGCAAGCCATGCGATGGCGCGGCGTCTAGTGCTGAATGTTTCGGGGGCTTTATGGGTTGTGCCTTGGTGGTTGTAGCGGGCTTGGATTTTTCCGGAGGGGAGTTTGCGGAGGCTTCCAAATTTTGACAT